GGGAAATTTGGGTGGTGAGTCGGCGGTGAAGCACGTGTTGATCGGTTGCGAATACTCGGCGACCGTCCGGGATGCGTTTCGTGCTCGCGGGCACAACGCATTCTCGTGTGATCTGAAACCGTGCGAAGGCGATTCGACCTGGCACATGCAGTGTGATGTGCGAGCGGCAATCATGGTGCGACGGTGGGATTTGATCGTCTTGCACCCAGACTGCACTGCAATGGCTGTCGCGGGCAACCGACACTACGGGGTCGGAACACCGGGGTACGACAAGCGATGCACTGCGATTGCTTGGACCTGTGCGCTTGTTGATCTGGCACGAGCACACACCGATCGTGTCGCACTGGAAAACCCCGCTTCGGTAATATTCCCTGTTTTGCGTGACACATACGGTGCGGACGTTCAATACATCCATCCTTGGCAGCACGGGCACCCGGAGCAGAAGAAAACAGGCTTCGCACTGTGGAACCTGCCGCGATTGGTCGAGACGAACAACGTGTACGATCACATGATAACATTGCCGAAACGAGAGCGTGAACGGATATTTCATATGTCACCGGGACCAAATCGCGGACATGAACGATCGCGTTTCTACACTGGTTTCGCTGCTGCAATGGCTGACCAATGGGGGTCGGTGCTGTGATCCAACTCAGACCCTACCAGTCCGATCTCATCGCCCGAACCTACCAGTCCTACCAAGCTGGCAACCGCAACGTGCTTGCTGTTCTGCCGACCGGTGGGGGTAAGTCGGTGATCGTGTCGCAGATCATCCTAGACGGGCATCAGCAGGGCCTCACCGAAGCAGTGATCGCGCACCGGAACGAACTGGTCGGCCAGATGAGCCTGCATGTAGCACGGCGCGGCATTCCCCACCGCATCATTGCTTCAAAGTCGTCCGTGGCTCAGATTACCGCCGAGCACCGCCGCGAGTTCGGTCGATCATTCGTCAACCCTGATGCGCGATGCAGCGTGGTCAGCGTCGATACGCTGGTGGCTCGCGCCGATACCCTCGCTGCATGGGCGCAACAGGTGAACCGTTGGACCATTGACGAGGCGCATCATTGCGTCGGCAATGAACGCCGTGAGCGGAACAAGTGGGGCAAGGCGATCGCGATGTTCCCGAATGCCTATGGTCTCGGTGTGACAGCCACACCGTCCCGAGCAGATGGTGTCGGGCTCGGGCGCTACCAGTCGGACGGCAGCGACGGTGACGGCCCATTCCATGACATGATCCTCGGCCCCACCGTGCGCGATCTGATCGACGTGGGTGCGCTGTCGGACTACGAAATCGCAGTACCCGAGTCTGATTTCTCTATTGACGACGCAACACTCGCACCATCCGGCGACTGGTCCACCAAGCGGATGCGTGAGGCGTCCAAGCGGTCACACATCGTCGGTGACGTGGTGATCGAATACCAGCGCCGCGCACTCGGCAAACGCGCCATTTGCTTCGCTACGGACGTTGAGACAGCGGGTGAGATGGCCCAACGCTTCAATGAAGCCGGTATCACAGCTGCGGCAGTGAGCGCCAAGACACCGAGTGACGTGCGTAACGACATGATCCGGCGCTTCAGGGATGGCCGTGTGACCGTGCTGGTCAACGTGGACCTGTTCGGAGAGGGGTTCGACGTGCCGGCGGTCGAGGTGGTCATCATGGCCCGTCCGACCGCATCGCTCGGTGTCTACCTTCAGCAGTTCGGTCGTGCGCTTCGTCCGCTCGAAGGCAAGTCAC